TGGGATTCATACAAACCCATTGAACTTCCATCCTAGAATCTAAAGCATCATTCATCAGGTTAATTGTGCTTCCCGAATCCTGCCATACTCGACACTCTATCCAATCATTAACAACTAGATAGATATAAGCCGAGGTGGTCTGATGATGCTGATAAGCGGTTCCTAAAATATGCGTAGTATGCTCACTATAGATCTCAGTGTCTAACCCGTTTTTTCTAATATGAATCTTACGGAATGCTGTAGAGAATCCTTGCTGATAACCCACTGTTGCTTGAACTAAAAACCACCCCTCAGTCTTGGCTGTATATCTGTGAGTGTTGGCAAAGGTGTCATGTCCATTATCTGAATCAATATCTTCTGTAGTCCAAGTAATGCTAGTCCAAGTCCCTGTAGGTATTGATTGCGAAGCGGCTTTACGTAAAACAGCCATAGGCTTGTACAGAAGGAATTCAATAGGGTCTCTAATTTTAGAATTTAATAATGTGTTGTTAACTGTGTTGTCGATATTAAACATTGCCGTACTGGGGATAGTAGCCATTAGGCACGCACCCATCTAATACTAAAGAAAGCAAAGTGACCTGTGGCCCCTCTATTCATAATGCCGGTCCCTCCACTATCCTGATGAAAAACGACTTCTACGTAGTCGTTTACTGCAAGATACATAAAGCCTGCAGTCCTCATAAATACTCTTCCACTTTTATCTCCCGCACCTAGATATTCATCTTGCCTGTTTTGTTTTAACGAGCTACTGCTATTCTTTTGAAAACAAACTTCTCTAGTTCCTGTTAACGCTAGGCTAGAACCAATATAAAACCAAAAACTAGTGTTTAAGTAGTACCATCCTGCAGTCTGTGATGTGTACCTAGTGTTATTGGTTACATTGTTATGACCATTGTCTGTATCGTAATCCTCTTTATCCCAAGGAATAGCCATTACGGTGGAAGGGATATTCATGTCTGCAGTTCTTGTAAGCCGTGCCCTGGGTGGCCTAAGAATAAATTCGAAACTATCTCTAATGTCAGTGTTGAACTTAGCGGCAGTTACCGCTTCTGAAACTCCCCAAGATCTAGGGGTAGGTACTGTAGCCATTAATAAACCATTGGCCTTCCGTTTCCGAGAACCCCTAGAACAGAGTCATTTAACGTAAAGAAGCTTCCATAGTCTGTAGCAGATTGAAGAATGAAAGTCGTCTTCCAAGATGCTTGCCCGACCTGATGAGAAATACCTCTAATGAAAACCTCGCGAGAGATAGGTAATCCACCTCCTGGAGGTCTACGGGTAATCCTAATTCGATCTCCAATCTCTCTTCCTAGGACTTGAGGAAATAAGACATCAGGATCTTTCATAGGGTAGATAGTTATTGCGTCGAATCGTACTTCAGGATCTCGACTAATGAATACAATCCAACTTGCGTAACCATGTGCCGTAGAATCAGCTCTTAACCATAAACCAGATCTCTCAAAAGTCTTTGAACCATGGTATTCAATTTTGCTAGGTACATCTTCATAGAACTGTTCTGACACACCGTTCAGACGAGTTACCTTAGCCTCATTCCAATATGTCGCATCATCCGTATTGAGTTTCAATTCAACAGGGGCAGGTTGATCAACGAAAGTACCAAACTCAAATTGAGTACTGTTACTTCTAGCATCCTGGATAAGAGCATGCCTTCCACGGAATACAACTCTACCGAGAGCATCCATGTAGAGTTCGCCTATCTCAGATTCCGCAACACCTTGTAATTCATCTAATGCAGATCCAGATAGATACGTGGCAGGCATAGGAGTGTTTCCAGTATCAATGACTCTTTGAAAGGTTCCCCATCCTGCGGAATCTAAGATCCTATTGGCTCTTGCTCCCGGAAGATCTCTATCATATTCCGGAAATTCAAAACCTACTCTTCTAGTGTTCTTTAGAATCTTAAAGCCGTCTGTGGAGTTCACCGTTACATGGCTATAGACGTCTGCTACCCAGTCGATATCCCAGATATCCACGTATCCCGTGAAAACGGGATACGTGGTACCTCTCCACTCTGCACTAATTCTTAGTGGACGTCGGGCAGTGACTTGTGATTTCCCGGTATCGACACTGATATATGGACCATGAAGGTTCGTAGGGTCAAAACGTCTATCTGTGTTGTTGAGAACTACTTTCGCATGTCCGGGTTCATATCTAATAACAGGAGATTCAACACGAGTAGATCCACGCGTAGTCGATAAGTCTTTAATCAGATATTCGGATACATCTACCCAGATATCGTTTTCAAATTGAATTTCTACAATCTTTCGAGGAATGTCAGTCATTGTTCGGAATCACTCCCCCAGCACTTTTGTACGCTCTTAAGCCTTCTGCGAATTCGGCACCCTTTTGGTACATGTCTCTATCGTCGGAGAAGTACAGGTTAAGGTTTTCTATATTGGTGGTTCTTCCCGATCCTGAACTACCGCTAGCACTCTGGAAGTCGTAGGAAGCTCTCTGAGCCCCTGAGCCTTCCACGGTGGGAGACATAGGAGGCGAGTATCCCAGTGTCCCTAAGGCAGGCTCTAACGGCGTAGAGAACACCCCTGAGACAGCATCCATGACAGAGGATGCCGACTTAACCATGTAACCCTGCTGAGACTTAATACCGTCAGCAAAAGAAACGCTAATCGACTTACCAGAGTTGAACACCCATCCCTTACCTGAGAAAGGACCTTCCTTAGCAGGAGAGAACGGGAATAGGGAACGAATTCGGTTAAGAACCTCAGCAGCAGAGTTGTAAGCCTGTTGAGCCATAGAGACAATGCCATTGACAAGTCCCTGAATTACAGAACGACCTGAGTTGTACAGCATCGTTCCGACGTTGCCTAATCCGGCAACAATCTTGCTCGGAAGAGTTCGCATCCAATTAACAAGATCAATAGCTTTGTTAACCGCAGCTAGTCTCATCTCGTCAAACCACTTGCCTACTCTTCCGGGAATTGCTGCGATGCCTGCAATCCCGTTAGCAATCCCTATTACAGCTTCCTTAACCTTAGCTACAACCCAATCCCAAGCGAGCTTTGCCGCAGTCTTAATCGATTCCCAGTGTTTGACAATCAATCCGGGAAGAGTCCAGTTAAGAAAAATGTTTAGTATGAACTGTCCAGCTTCCTTAACTCTTGCAACTACCCAATCCCAAGCTACCTTTGCAGCTGTTTTAATCGATTCCCAATGCTTAATGATTAATCCGGGTAGGGTCCAGTTAAGGAAAAGATCTGCAATAAAGGATCCGGCGGCAGAGATGATGCCCTTGAGCCATTCCCAAAAAACCGAACTCTTTTCCTTAATCCACTCCCAAGCATCGGCGATGCAGGCGCTAATGGTGTCCCAGTTAAGAATAATGAGAGCTACTAAAGCGATAACAGCAGCTACGATTAACCCAATCGGTCCCATGGCAATTAACCAAGCTGCAGCCACCTTAAGGGCATGCAAAGTCGATTGAACGCCTAGCCATAACCATTGAGAACCTTGGACAATCAGAGACGTAACAACAGAACCCGTTGCGGCAGTAGCACTAGCAACCATAGTGCTAAAGCTAACGATGACACTGCCAATAGACTTAAGAGCAGCAATACCCATGGCACCGAATCCGGCAGCAAGAGAACCGATATCACCTGCAACTGCTAAAGCAGGGGCACCAAAAGCGACTACAGCCGTAGCAGCAGTTCCCATAGGTCCTACTGCCCCTGCTGCCTCCTGTGCCATTAATTCTAAGCTACGCTTCATTACTTCAATTTTATGTGCGCCATTATCTTGCATAGTTCTACCTAATGCTTCTGCAGCGCCCGCAGTAGAACCTAACGCGTCTACTGCTGATTTTGGATCTAAAGCGTAAAGGGCTTGCCCTAAGTCTTCTGCTTTAGTGCCGAACAACTGAACGGCAAGCATGCTTCTTTCTACAGGATCTTTAACACCCTTAAGGGCATCTAAGGTTTGCTGCAATGCATTTCTAGCCTTGTCGCCACCTGCAGCCACATCACTAGCCATGGTCTTATGGCCTAGACCTAAAGCTGTGTATGCCTCAATAGTGCTCTTAGAACCATCCTTAGCTCTAATAGCATATTCCTTTAAAGCATCGGCAACAGTGTCGGCATCTCTAGCACCCGCTTGCAAACCTTGAGTGATAAGACCTAGAGCATCCTTCCCATCTAAACCCAACTCTCTAAATTGCGTCGAATACTCGTTAAAGGTGTCTAAGAGATCATCTGCTGCATTACTGCCATTTTGAAAACCTACAGTAAGGATGTTGAAAGCTTCTACAGCATTTGTAGCCATTCCCGTTTTAAGCATTTGACCTACAGCTCTAGATACTTGTCCAATATCTTGATCAAAAGCTTTTCCAACGTCCATAGCTTTAGCTGCTATACCTTGCAAATCCTCAGAAGAAGCTTCACGCATTCCATCTATGTTTTGGACTACCGACTTAATAGCATCGTTTACATCTCCCATGGATTCACCATAGGCTTTTCCGTAAAGTTCTCCTGCTGCCTTTCCGTACTTCGCAGCTTCCGGACCTGTAGCACCTAACTGAGCAGCGAGCTTATCGTTAGCAGCTTCTACATTAAGAGTGCTTAAAAAGCTAGCTGTAATTCCGGCGCCAATTGCAGCACCTAGAACTACCCCTGCAGCTTTAAAGGAATTCTCGCTACGCTCAACGTCTTTAGCGGCTTGCCCTAAGCCTTTATCAACGTCAGCATCTACACCCAACCGAATCATCAGGTCACGAATGGTTCCCACTATTGCTAATCCTCCGTTTCCTGATATCGGAATTTGAGTAGGAAATCCTCAACCGTGGAAGGCTTACGTTTAGAGTCCTGGAACATCGAAGCTATGGTTTGGGCTATTTGAGCAGCGTGATAATCGGAACGCTCAAACCCCAAAGGTCCCACGATTCTTTCGTAAGCCTTCCACTCGGCAAGCTCTTTACTACTAATCGTCTTTAGTAATAGTTCAACGGTCGTACCTAATGCCAGAGCTAGACGGAAGTAGAACTGTCGCTCTGGTCTTCTTCTAAATTTTCCGTTAACTCGTCTACATCCTTAGAGGACATACCGCTTAACTTGCTAGCGGCAGAGAAAAGGCGTTCCAGAGCTACAGCAGACTTTTGGCCTAAGTGGAGAATGTCACTCGGCTCAAACATCAAAGAACCATCTTCGTTAATGGCACATGCCGCAATCAGTCGGGCACGAAGGTTCTTGTGATTAACCTCCTTAGTGCCTCCCTTTCCCTTGATCAGTGAAAGAGCTTCAAAGCGATCCCTGTCTACTCCAGACAAACCCCTAAGTCGAATTTCACCACCCCATTCCGGAACTGGTACGTCTTCAATCTGAGTATCATCAGCCTGCCAAACAGCATCCTTGGTCAGTAACGCCATGCTCTTATCTCCCAATAAGTCGTCAATGAAAGTGTGTCTAAAACGCTCAAAGGTCCGACCTAACTTACGCAGGTCGGACCAAATGAGTTTTAACATCAGGCAGGGATAGTAACGTTTTCAGCAGGTTCAGACGTGATAGCAAACATGACCTGAAGAGTTGCGGCATCATCCCCGGTGCCCATTTCCTTAGGAACACTGGAAACGGTGATGGGAAAGACATCCATCTTTCTACCTGGGACGTCTCCTCCATCCATACGAAGAACGAAACCGGTAGCTGCTCTGGGAAAAAGGGACCTAGCGTCTACGCCAGACGGATCAGCATAGAAGGTGATAGACGAATCATCAGCGCTAGTCCTACCGGGAATCTTAGAAGTGAATCGAGAGTTAATATCAGGAACGTCAATGAGTTCTGACGTAACCCTCCATCCGTCCACTTCTGCAATCTCGCCAGATAAGTCCGTACCGGCATTGATTTCTAATCGGGTAACAGCACTCTTATTTGCAACTGAAGGGCAGTAAACGTACTTAGTCGTACCCGTTGCAAAATAACGATTAGCGGTAGCAATTGGAGTAGCAGCCATTTACTTACCTTCCTTAACAGAGTTCTTAGACTCGTCTTTCGGCTTTTCCTCTGTTGGTTTAGAAGGCTTTACATCTTCCTTGGGAAGAGTGCTTCTCTCCAACTCCAAACGGGCTTCTAAATCCTTGATGACTTGCTTAGTCTCTTCAGGATTAGATCTCTGCCAACCTGACATAATGAGAATCTGCACAGCAGACTCCGGAACATCTACCTTCTTATTTAAGGCAGGGTGAAACACACTCACTAATTCCATGACACTCCAATTAGGCGTTAGCGCCAATGATGACAATCTGATAAGTAACCGAAGTGCCACCTGCAGAGTTAGCAATACGAAGAATGTCGCCGGTACCCGCTGTTACGGCGTAACCCGTAGCATCCGGAGCAACTACAGCTAAGAGACCTCCAGGACGAACTACAACAGCAGGTGTAGTTCCCGTTAACCAGTTAATTAACGGGTTAGACCCTGTACCTACAACTACATTATTAGAGTTGGTAACTGCAGCCGAAATGAGAATTCCCTTAACGCGCGCTAACGTAATAGTCGCCCCGAAGGGATCCGAAAGAACACCTGATAAATCAAGATCATCAGTTCCGGAAGCTGCAATAGTCCGTTCGTCATGCCAGATTCGGTTAGCACTGTTAAGGCCAGTGCCTTCCTGTAAGTTGATTTGACGAGTGAGGTTTAACGGTGCCGAAACTGTAGTGAGATCCAAAGCGTTAGTAAGTTGAGCAGCTAACCCAACATTGAATCTTGCATCAAAGGCCATTAGTTGAATCCATTCCTGTTAGCTACCGAATCCACAACTTCCCCAATTTTGCTATCGATCTCTTCCATCCAGGGCTTTGCAGCCTTATAAAGGAATGGACGCGCGGATTTCGTTACCCAGACATTTCGATCACCAAAAACAG